CATTAACTACAAGAGCATCTACAACAACATCTGGCTTTGCAACAGGTAGTAATCCAACTGCATCTAGGTTGTCTTTAGTATCGCCAACAACTAGGCACTTATGTCATTTTGGAACTGAAACAACCATTGGAGATACAACAACACAAGATGATATGTTTATAAGGTTTTCAAATAGAGAAGATATAAACGACTATACGGCCACAGCAATTAACAGTGCGGGTGATTTTAGATTACAGGATGGAACTAAGATCGTAGGTGCAATAAAAGCCAAAGAAACAATTTTAGTATTTACTGATAATGCTTTGTATACTATGAAATTTATAGGTGCTCCATTTACATTTAGCTTTGAACAAGTAGGTACAAACTGTGGGTTAATTGGTAAGAACGCTGTTGTTGAAATAGATGGAGCTGCTTTTTGGTTGTCACCAAATGGTTTCTTTTTATTTGATGGTACAGTTAAATCATTACCGTGCTCTGTAGAAGATTTTGTATTTAGTAATTTTGATACCACAAAAGGACAACAGGTTGCTGCAGGTTTAAATAATTTATTTACAGAAGTTATCTGGTACTACCCATCATCAACAGCTACTTTTAATGACAAGTACGTTGTATTTAATTATGGTGAAACTTCTTTAACTAAAGTACCCGGTGGTGTTTGGTATACAGGAACACAGGCAAGAACAAGCTGGATGGACGCAACTATATATCCAACTCCGTATGCTACTAAATACGATAGTAGTAGTGCTGGAACTTTTCCAGAGGTAATAGGTGAAAGAGATTTAGGACAAACAAAATATTTTGAACATGAAGTTGGAACTGATCAGGTTAACGAAGACGGTAGCACAACCACAGTTTCTTCTTTTATAAAATCATACGATATAGATTTAGAACAAAGACAGAGAACAGCTGCAGGTAGGCCAATGGGTATGAAATTAGCAGGTGAAGTATTTTTAGCTGTAAGGCGTTTTGTGCCAGATTTTAAAACATTAGCAGGTAATGCAAAAATAAGTATGGCTGTTAAAAGATATCCTCAACAATCAGATACTACAACATCTTTGAGTCCCTTTACAATTGACTCTTCTACTGATAAAAAAGACACTAGAGCAAGAGGCCGTTTTGTTAACTTTAAAATAGAAAATGATTCAAACGGTGAGTCTTGGCGTTTTGGCACATTTAGATTAGATATTCAACCGGATGGTAGAAGATAATGATAGATAAAGGATTATATAAAGATAAAAAATTATCTTCTAAAGAAAAGAAAAAAATAAAACCTGTTAAACAAGCAGGCGGTATGAATTATCTTGGTAAACAAAAAACAGTTACTGTTCCTAAAAAATGGTTATCTTCTCCAGATCACGTAGTAGCAGAGTTAGCATACATTACTCCAAGAGAACAAAAAATATTAATTGATGCAAATATATACGGATCGTTAAAAGGTAAACCCAATAAGGGGCCTGGTGGTATCATGTCTCTACAAGGTGATCTTGGTGGTTATGATGCTAGTCCAGGTGGACCAGATAGACCTGGAGGAGGTAGAGATAGAGAAGCACCGCCTTCAGTTAGAAGCAGATCGACCCCTTCTGAAGTTCAAAAAGCTAAAAAAAGAGCTAAAGATATTATGACTGGTAAAATTGAAACTAAGACAACTACTCCTTATCGAGGACCTCAACCTACAGATAGAATAGGTCCGGATAAAAAAGGTGATTTTGTTTATAGACCTACCCCTATTCAAAGAGCAATTGACTTTGCTAAAAAAATACCCACTCCAATAAATATAGCATCAAAGGTAGCAAGTGGAATAGGTGACCTTTTAAACTTAAATGAAATTAACAGAAATTTTTATGAAGACAAAGTTGTCCCCGCAGGCAGAACAGATTTAGATTATGAAGATTATATGCAAGAAAGATTAGCCGGTAACATTGATGCATACGGAAATCCTTTAAGTAGAGATCGAGATGATAATACAGGAGTAGCAGGAGTGGCTAGTGTTGATCAACTTTCTACAATTACTCCAAAAACCAATACTCTTGGGTTAGTACCAAGTTTGAATCAAAAAGCTACTGCACCAAGAACTACTTCTCTTTTAGAAGAATTTAATTATGGAACTGCTAGTAATCCAATTTTTTATAAGGACTTAGTATAATGGCAAAGATTAATGTAAGAATACCAGAACCAAAAACAGAATATGATGTATCAAATCAAAAACAAATTAATAGAGCTTTGACCTTAATGAAAGATCAATTAAATTCTACTTTTTTAGATGAAATAAAACAGGAGCAAGAAAGATTTTCTTGGTTTATAAGTGGCTAACATATATAAAAACTCAAAAATAGATTTTACTGCTACCACAAATACTACAGTATACACTGTACCATCTGATTCTAGAGCTATAATTAAAAATATTTTAGTATCAGAAGATTCTAATAATGCTGATAGTCTTAGTATAACTATAACAGATACATCGAGTAATGTATTTAACTTATTTAAAGATAAAGCCATATCTGCAAAAGCCACTGTCGAATTAATATCTCAGCCAGTTATTTTGGAAGAAGGAGAAATATTAAAAGCGCAAGTAGCAACAGCAGATAGATTACACATGATTGTATCTATATTGGAAATAAATAGGGATTAAAATGTCGTTTATAGAAACAGAAGCATCGTATAGAATAGAAATAATAAATGGTAATCCTGTTAAGATTATTACGCCTCAGACTGAGGTTACATTAACTAATATTAAAACAGGACAGGAATATAATTCAGATGCAGAGGCCATGCAGGATGTACAGAATCCAGAAACAGATACTGTGGCTGATGATATTAAAAGAGATGTAAAAGTAACAGTAGAAGCACTACCTTTGGGCGGTGATTCTAAGTTGTAAAATAAAGGATTTTTATATATTATAGATAAAATTATGCCTATAACTAGATCACAAATGAGAAGACAATTACGAAGAGAAGGTGGTATCATGGACATTACACCTCGAGAAAATTTTGGTCTCGGTAGTAAACTTAAAAAATTTACAAGAAAAATTATACCTAATGAAATAGCAGATATTGCAGTCAAAGCAGCACCATTCGTTGCACCTTTCAACCCTGCGGCTGCAGCCGCTATGGCAGGTCTTGGTGGTTTTGATCAAACAGGTAGTATTGGTGATTCGTTAAAAAGTGCAGCACTAACATATGGTGGTGGACAATTAGCTAGATATGCAGGTGGTGCAGGATTTCAACAAAACCCATTTACTCAAGGCGGTGCATTCAGAGGTGGGCTTGAAGGATTCAAAGCTGGTTTTACTTCACCGTTTGGAACAGAAACAGGTATAGGTAAAATGTTGGATGAAAGAAAAAGAAAAGCGATTGGAAAATCTATTGCTGAACAAGGAAGAGCTAAAAAAGCATCTTTTGAACTTGAAGGGATAACTGGTGTAGATAAAAGCATCACAGCAGACGCACCTGCAGTTAAAAGTGCAGTGATAGATTCAAGTATTACAGCTGATGCACCCGCAGTTGTTAGTGAGCTCACTTCTAAATCAGTTATTAAAAATGATCCAAGTATATTTAATTTAGTTAAAGAAGGAGACTATGGTAAAGCTTTAGTAGAAGGTGCTAAAAAATTTGGTAAAGCAGTATTTACTAATAAAGATGGCTCGTTAGATAAAACAGCACTTCTTGCTGCAGGATCCTTTGGCCTAACTTATCTTGATGCTAAAAGAATAGCAAATGAAGCAGGTGAAGATATTACAGTCGAAGAATATGATGAAGCTTCAAAAGCAGAGTTTAAAGAAAAATATGATGGTTATTTACAAAACTTCTTTGGTGGTAAGGCAGACGGTGGAAGAGTTAAGTTTGGTGATGGACCCGTGTCTTTTTCTAATGCAGAAAAAACTTATTTATTTAAAACTTTAGGAAAAGCAGGTGGCCCAGATAGAACTATTACTTTTCCAAAACTATACGGAATTTTAAAAGACCCCAACAATCCAAATTCAATAGCTGACGCAAAAGCGTTAAAAGCTTTTTTATCTATAAAAGGATTTAAAAGTCAGGGTGGCCGTATTGGATACAAAAATGGAGATATAATTATTCCAAAATCAAAAAAAGATGCGTTCATGACCAATAAGGAATTAGAGGAAACAATGCCAGGACTAGCTTTTGGTGAAGTAAAAGATTATGAGAATATGAAAAAAATGGCAATTGAATCTTTTATGGAGGATTTAAAAGCACAAGGTTTTGATGATGAGTACATTATGGATCAAGTAATGAAACAATTTGGCGGTAAATTTGATACTCCTAGCATTAAATTAGAAGAAAAAGCTAATGGTGGTAGAATAGGTTTTATGATGGGGTCAGAAGTACCGATTAGAAAAAACCAAGGCGGAGTGATGGAATTAGATTATAGAGAAGATGGTGGTTTTGTACCTGTAGGAATTAAAGAGAAAGCAGACG